TGAGCACGTTCTGAGGGGTCTTGCGTGGCATCACGCTCCATCATGAGCGCGTTGATGTATTCCTCAAGCGATGCGTTGGGGTCTTGCTCTGCACCTTCCATCACGCCCTGCTCTGCCTGCATCTGCATCATCTGCATTTCAGCGGTTGCTGCGTCAGGCGCGTCTACATCACCCCCCTCTGCGTATTGCTCAACACCCATTGGCATATCATCGCCAATCAAGTTCTGAATCCTACTCTGAAGCATTGCATCCATTATGGTGTACTCACGGTTACAGCCCCAACGCCAGCGGTGATCGCCAGTCCTGTTGGGTAAGTTTGATGGCTATATAGGTCTCGAAAAGCAGTGCCATCAAACGCTTGATGTATTTGGTTGGTAGTATTGAAGATTATACTACCCGTTGCAAACTGAAGCTGACTGATTTCAGTCGCGTTAAAGTGGGGAGAGATGGTGAAATCTACCGCCCCAAGGTTTAACTCTAAGATGCGAATCAGCCGGTTAAACGTGTCTGAGCTGACAGAATCACCCTGAGAAAAGGGTAATCGAGTCTCAAGTAACCTGCTCATGCACGTCTGCCGCTAGGCTGGATGTCGATTCTTGTAGAGCCAAGCCTCCATTTATAACCCTTTTGGTCAGCCGCTGTGTTGTCATCATCGCTTTCAAACCGAAACGCTACCTGTCGCGCCCGTGTCCGCACGTTGTTGAACGTGGTGCTTGGCGTAACTTGCGTAGTAGAGTCGGTTGTCAAGCTCTGGCCGGGATAATCCCTGCTCTTGAGTACAATGTTCATCGCAGGATCTGTGCTAACCTCAGATTCAGTGACAAACTTCATATCAGGGATGATCTGTTTTATGAAAGTGAACGAATCCCCAGACGATATGTCCAAGTCGGCGCTTTCAATAAACACGCCAGTCATCGCGTCTTCGTAGTCATCAAAACCACTTTCGTGCTCGAATACGCATTGCTGAGAGCTGCTGGTTGCAGTGGCATACGGTAGATCCTCTATGCCTGCATCAAGCCATGCGTAACGAATCAAGCTTCCCACTGACCAGTGGTTTTCTTCATAGTTGTAAATGACGTATCGGCTGATCTCGCCAGTGCCGTCTGCAAGGCTTGGATAGAAGAACCATATCTCACTGAACTCTGTGTTCACTCCCATGTGGCACTTGAACGCCTGCTCCAAGTCTAAGTCTTCAAAGACGTACTCTTGCACGGTACAAGGCAGGCGTTTGACTGAACCACTGTAGAAGTAAAACCCTGTCTTGCTGGCATAAAACACACCGTTTGGTGCGTTTACGGCAGACTTGGGCGACAACAGGCCAGAACCCTCGTTGATCAAGTTGATCGCAAAGGTAAGCGGTGGCCCGATAAAGTTCATGCTGTAGAGGCTGGTGTCGGTAAAAATCAGGATCTCTTGACGAGACTTGATGCCGCCGACAATGAAAGAGCCAGAGGATAGCCGTAAAGAACCCGCTGTATTGGTAGCTCTTGGCTCAAAGTCCAGCTCATTCTCTTGGTCTGAGAACGCCACCAACATGGGATCAATCACCCCAGTCCTGCTGCTGCCAGAGATTGGGTCTGCGCCAAGAACGACCAAGTGTCGTTCTGTCTCTTACGTAACCACCTGAAGCGCCACTGTTGGAACTAAGTTGGCACCACTAATGCCAGAAAGCTCAAGCGCCCTAACGCTGGTTCCGTTGTTTTCGACCCAACGATAAATGCCTGCGCCGCGAGGGTTGATGATCAGGTTTTCGCCATAATTATCGTGCGTCCACAGCCTGAGCTGGTTCACCGCGCTGATTGACGATGCAGAGCCAAAGCCGCCAGCGCCCCAAGTGCCGACGCCCCAGCCAGACGATTTGACGAAAGTGTCTAGCCCTACATTGATTTGATAGGCACCAACCACGCTTGAACCGCCATTTCCGCTGTCAGATGCGTTAGCTGTGACTGTCGCTCCAGACGTGTCTTTCGCGGTTATCTCGTAGGTGTTTGTGCCAGTAACTAGAGATATTTGATATTCCTGATTCAAAACATCCGCTGTCACGTTACCGCCAAGGCTGACCGCTCCGCTGAACGTCACGAAGTCGTTGGTCACCGCGCCGTGAGAAGTGTCGGTAACCGTAATGGTTGAAGAGCCGTTGGTTGCGGCAAACGTGACATCGCCAGCGGATGTGGTTGCCCTAATTGGTGTGATGTCGTAGTAAGTGCTGCCTTCCTCGATGTAATACTTAAACGTCGAGCCGACGCCAAGGTAGCGCACACCACCAAGGCTGATCCAAGAGTGAAGGGCACGACCTGTGCCTAAGTAAAAGTTTGTGCCAAGCTTTTTCCAGCCGCCTACTTTTTCGACACGACCTTTTCTAAATCTGACAAGGTTGCCGTCTACCCAGCCGCCTTTAGCCGCGTAGTCGGTGCTTTCCTTGTCGATGCCCGGTTGAAAATCTAGTGTTTGTAGCGGCATAAGCCATTACGCCAACCGAATGATTGCGCCAGTAGCCGTGGGGCTAGGAAATACAACAGTGAAGTCACCAGCCGTGCTGGTTTTGTCACCACCGAAGTCTATGACCGCAACCGCTTTGTCGGACTGAGTGTCGTTGTAAATCATGCAACCGCGAGCTGTGACAGTGGCTGTGCCAAACGTAAGGTCGGCAAAGTCGCACACCGCAGTTGTTCCAGAGGTCGTTGGAGTTACCGATGTAACCGTAGCGCCGCCAGACGTGTAATTGGTGCCGCTGGCTTGGCCCGTCGTGGTGAATGCTGTAGTAGCAGCACCAAGGGTCGCGCTAGACGTGTAGAGCGCAAGCTTGAAAGCGTTGCCACTGGTAGCTGTAAAGTTATGAGTCCCAACCAAAAGCTCTTGCTTGAAGCTAGTAGGAATTGCGGAAGTGATGGCCATATCAAAGCTCCTTGATTATTTTTGCCATGTCTTCATGCCCCTGAGACGCAAGTAAACCACGAATCGTAACTCGGTCAGAAGCTATAGCGTTCTTCATCCCCATCAATATTAGAGTATAAACTTGATTGCGGAAAGCCTCTGCTTGCAAACGAATGTGCGGCTCAGCCTCTTCCGATATACCTAAAATCTTCTTTGTTGTCTCTTTTGCCCAAAATTCTACATCATGGCCACGGTTATCGGTTGTCGAAACCATCACCTGACCCATCTGAAAAACACCCTGTGACATGACTACCCCTTATACGGTTCTGGCGAGGACGGCAGCTCCACCGTCTCTAATTTGTGTTTTTTAACCATCTGCGCCAGCTCTGATCGGTTGCAGACTACCCACTCACCCTCTGGGTTTGGCATTGCTATTTTCGGGTTAGGCAGGCGATGGTAGCCATACAGTCTGTCTTGTATATCGACGTTCTGATCTAACAACGAAGACCTTGGGCTTACGCCAACCTTGATGCCAATGGCAATCATCTTGCATATCCAGAACTCAAGGCAGGCTCTACCTGCCTCTGCGAAGTGCAAGTTGTTTTTGTAGCTGAAGTCCATGCCAAACAGATCGACTTCGCCCACTTTGTTCCACGCAGCAAAGGCCAAGGCATAAGCTACCGTGGTGTTCATGTAAGCGCAGCGTTGGTCTTTGATAACCTCTTCAAGCGGGTACTCAACCAGCGCAGGTACGCGCTCGTCTAGTTCGCAGCTATAAATCGGTTTGTCAAACGTGGGCAAAAGCTTACGCATCACCTCGGTTTGATTGCCTGCATCTTCGGTGTCAAGGAAGCGGCTGGCAGGATCGAGCATAAACACGCGATCACAGTCAAAAACCGACAAGGCTGAGTTAATCAACCAAACCTCGTCCCATTCAACGCTGTTTTCTTTTCCGATTACATAATCGATCTGAGAGGCTCCCAGACCGATAATTGCTATTTTCTTGCCTTCAAGCTCTTTGATTGGTTCCAATTAGGTTACCCCTGTACGCAATAAGTCATATCGATACTCGTCTCTGGTTCCACGGCCTTCGCTCAGATTCTTCATCCGAGAGACGCCTTCCTTGAACCGAGCCTCGAAGTTGGCTATCACGTCAGGAGCTTCTTTTAAGAACACAGCAGCCTCAACTAAGGTGCCGTAAAGCAAGGGATCAGGGTGATCCGTTGACAGAATTGTCGTACCTGAATCACCGCCAGCCGTCAAAGACGCTGGCTTGTACAGATAATGCAGCTCTGCCGTATACCCAGAATCTGGTACAGGCGACAGCTCAAAGGCTGTCTCATCAAACAATGAGTAATATTTGGGCCTGCCAGTCGTTGTCGTGGTAGGGCTATATTCCTTAATGAATGACGGATGCTTGAAATCCAGATAGTGGTACTTGTTGTTGCTATCAATAACCGCCAATGAGAACGGCGCAAAGAAATCGCTTGGTGTTGCCAAAAAGCGGTTGCTTGCTGTCAACGTACCCTGCACGTTCTTTCGTTGCTCTGGTAGCTGAACCAACTTAAATATTCGGCTCTCAGCTTCCTTAATAAACGTGTTCAGGTTGTTGTTGAACGTAGTCTCATTGACCTGCAAGTAATCTTGCACAGTCGATTTTAGCGTTGCCAATGTGAAGCTCATGACGTTGTTACCTCCACGGTGCCAACACTACAGGTTATTCCAAAAGTTTGCAAAGTTGTGCCCAATTTACCATTTCCAACATTAGTGTAGACGGTAAAAAAATTGTTGTCGTTCCCGTTGGCAGCTTGATCTGGCCGAGTAATCTGCAACGCCTGCGGATCAATCGGTGTTGGTCGTGGCATAAGCTGTGGGTGCTTTGGAGACCACTGGTCTGGGCCTACCAGCAAGCCGTCCCAAGTCATCTTCATGTCACGCAGGCGATAGCGAAAGCCTGTGATATCGCAAATGCCGTAAGCGCGTTTGTTGGATGCAAAAGCCATTACGCGATGTTGTACCCACGAAGATCGGGAGCCACTCTAAAGGAAGCGCGGTCTTCGTCTTGGCTCAGTGCTCGCTGAAACTCTTCCTCGTAAAGTTGTTTCAACATGCCAACCTTTTCTGGCGCTCTTTTGAGCGCGATGTAATAGGCCAAGCCAGCAGCTAAGCATGGGTAAAACCGAAATGGCACTTGCAGCGTGTTGGCCCCAGCATCTGCGTCATCCATACGGCTTAGCACGTTCAGGTATAAGTCGTACTTAGATGTCTGATCTGGTGCAGGCCAAACCGTGATTGTCGGGCTAATCTGCTTGTCTACGAAATACTGGTTAGGCTTTCCCGTGCTTGTTTTGGTAGAAAGATTGGCGTACTCGGATCGAGACATTCGAGATAGCGGCACGTCTGTTGATACACCGCCCAAGGTCTCACGAATAAATACGTCTAGCACGTCAATCGTTGCAGTCGGTGTAGTTGCGTCAATCGTGTAAGAGGTCGTGTCTTTGACCATCGACAACACCTTCTGGTTGATCGTCCACTGGTTCAGACCACGGTTAGCCCACTCCGCAAGCATCAGGTTCAAAGATCGATTGGCCGTCTTGAGGTCGTAGCCCGTGCGAAGCTCTAAGCCACAACGCTCAAATGCCTCTTCAACGTAGTCGGCTACGTCCAGTTCAAAATCTTTACTTCCGCTTACGGCCATTTTTCTTACCTGCGTATAGGTTGTCGAAAACCTGATTTACGTCAAGAG